GGCTGTCTGTACATTTCTGTTGGATGCATCTGGAGCGCATGCATAGGAGCGAGTCCTACACAGCGTGAGATAGAGGGGAATTGGTGTACGGTGGGAATGCCTCCGCCTACTAGGGGAGGGTTGTGCATGGGGATGGGGATTTTCACATTTGCTGTCTGTTCTAAATTCTGGTCAGGGGAGATGTCGTAGTCGAATTTTGGTTGTACGGGAACATTTCCTGCAACGTCGTGGACGCTAAAGGTGGTGTTGTTGTAGACAGTAGAAATGTTTGCGCCTTGTGCTTGGAAAGTTAGGAGTTTTGAGAGTTCAACTTCTTGGAGGTTTCTCACCTCGCGTAAGTCTTCGTTGATTGGTCCTAAGATGCTGCGTGTTCCTACGAAGGTTCGTTGGGTTACGGGGTCTACTTTCCTGCCAGTGGGGATGGGTCTGGGGATTGCAAAGCGGGCGTTGGGGAATCTAGTACGCACGGAAATGGTTACATCTGTTGCTTGGATTGCGCGCAGTGGTGAAATGACTGTTGCGCTGAGTGATCCCATGTAGTCAGAGAACGCGTCTCCAAAGGAGAACGTGTTGAGAGCTGACCTGAAGCTTTTGTAGTTGATGTAAAGTTTCTGGGTGCTGGATTGGTTTGGATGTAGAGTGACATGATTCGTCTGCATGATCTGGTCGAGGGTTGGTTGGTATGCTGATGTCTGTCCGGTTGCGTTTAAGTATGCTGTGAGAGGGGCCTCCCACAGGACGAGTTTGCCCATGAAGGATGGGTTTCCGGTGATTTCGAATATGAGTTCTACGTCTGTTGTGGTGAATATGTATCGTGCGAAAAGCATGTTCTGCACGTTGTCGGGGTTACCTACTGAAAAAATGTCGCCTGGGATGAAGAGGGTGAATACAGTTTTTCCGCGAGGGTCTGTGGTGTACCATTTGAAGGTTCCACGGAACATCTCGCTGTCAAGTCCATAAGCTAGGGTAGTGGGGGCAGCGTTGATTGCTTTGTTCGCTAGTTTGGAGAATGCTATAGGTAGGGGTTTGGATGAGGCGATTTGTTGTGTCGTTGCTGTTACTAGTCCGGGGTCATTTTGTGCGTGGAAGAGGAATGATTTGTTGGATTCTTCTGCACAGAATCCGCTGAAGTAATCTCCAGAGATTCTCATGGCTACTGTTTTGGCTAGTTGGGTTGCTGAGCGGCGTGGGATGTCGAATACGATGTGTGGTTCTTCTTGTTCAACTGCGGTCTTGATTTGGTCGTAGAGGTCGTTGTAGAAGGTTGGTCCCCATACACTTGCGAATTCGAGCATGGATTCAATTGTGGGAATGTCGTATGGTGTTCCTGATTTTGTCCATTGTAGTGTTTGATAGATGGTTTCTTTTTTCATTGCTCCGCACCATAGTCCTTCGATACGGCGCGGGTGGGCTCCGAGGTATGTGATTTGATCGAATGTCTTTTTGTAGTCTTCAAGTTCTGCACCTTTGATTGATGAAGTGTACTGTTGGTCTAGGTATTTTGTAAAAAGTTCTCCCATTTTCTTGGGGGTCCAGTCGATTTGTTCAGATACTGCGATGATGTGGTCGTCTCCTAGAGCGTGCATGCGCACGTGCTCTTCGAAGATTAGGTGTGGGTATTCGTTTGCAAAGATGAATCTTACGTATCCTTCATTGGTTAGTGAGTTGCCGAGGGAAGTGAAGAAGCAGCCAGATGTCATGTTGGATTTCGGTTTGAATCGGAATTGTGCAACTTGAAGTGGTTTCTTTGTTTCGTGGTCTGTTGTGAATTGATGTTGTTTTGGTGTAACTCCGAAATCTCTTGCGAGATTCCCGATTACGCGGTATGATCCTGCTCTAAATTGTTCAAGGAGTCGATAGTCCCATTCTTTGACGTCGCCGTCAACGAATCGGGTGTTTTTACCGGATACTTCTGTGAGGTTGTCGTAGAGTTGTGTCATTTGGTGTGAGTACTGGTTGATGCCAATTGTTGCTACTGCTTGGGGGCTGTTTTGGAAAGCGATGAGGAGAGGTCCATATAGCATGCGGAATGCTACTACACAGATCATGTCGTTAGCGTAGATCATGCGGGTTCGCACGTCTTCGATCTTGGATGGTGATACAAGTTCGTCTTTCAGGTAACCGAGGAAGACGTGATCGATTGTGTCGGGGTCGCCATTGTAGTTGGTCATTTCAGTTATTTTGTTTTCTACCATTGTTTTGAAGTCTGGGTGATAGTGGAATTCGCCTTGTTCGTCGAACCAAACGAATTCTTGTTTGCCTTTTTCTACTGTGGTTTTGTAAAGGGGGTATCCTGCACTTGTTTTGGTGCGGATACTTGAGAGTAGTCCGGGGATGCCTTTGCAGGCTTCCTCGAATGTAAGCATTCTTCGGATTGGGAAGTTGAGGGTTTGTCGGAGGTTGATTTCCATTTCTTCAAAAACTTTGTCGACGATCTTTTGGTCGACAGAGAATGGTTTTCTGTTGAGTGTACGGAACATGGATAGTAGTTGTGGGTTCATTCCGTTGGCTCGGGGATCCTGTTGTGAGAGGATGGCTGGTTGTTTGTCTGATGGTTCTTTCAATTTTCCGTGGAGGATGGATTTTTGAATTTTGGTTTTGACAGGTTGGATTACCATTTCTTTCACGGGGATGAGTTCGATTGATTGCATGTTTTCGAGGTGGTATTCTCTTGCTTTGACTATGTTGGGTTTGAGTTCTAGGAGTGCTGCTTGGTTTGCTACTAGGGTGTCATAGGCTAGGGAGTCTGAGGCGGCTACGAGTCGCCAGTACCATTCGGGGTAGTACATGTTTTTGTGGTTGTTCTGGGCTGTGGATATTCCTTTGATGAGTCCAGTTTCGTCTAAGTCTTCTGGTCGTGGGGGAGTCCATTTTTCTTTGTCAACCCTTTGAGGGTCAACATAGTCGTTCCAGTCAATTTGTGCTGTGAGTTTGTCGTCGTCGGAAATGTCGGGGAGAGTTCCTTCGTTGAGTGTTTTATATGCTGTTTCAAGGTCTTCGCGGTTGAGTACGACGGCCATTCCCTGAGAGGTGGTAACTCTAGAGTCTGTGCCAGCGACGTGCATGCCGATGATTTTTCCTGCGAGAGGTCCTGATGTTGCCACCAGAACTGATCCGCAGTCTCCGTTTTGTGTTGCTATGGCGTAGCGCCAGCAGTCGTCTACGGTGATTGGTCCAGTGCTATGCCCGTATTGGATTTGAGTACGGCGTATAGCGTTTGCATATTTCCTTCCGCTTTGTGTGTTCATGACGAAAGGGATTGGTGTTTTTCCATATTGGATCAGTCCTAACTCTGAAGATGTGATGAATTTCTT